GCTCTAATATCATTTCTAAAAAGTGTATTGCTTTCAATATATCTTGCTTCTTTCCTTTGTCTCGATGTCTTATAATGTATTTTATAGCACAACCTTCAGGATATAACAACTCATTCTCTACTACAAACTTACTTGGCTGTATTTTATATTTTTGATAATGTGATCCTCCGTGTTGTTTATCCCAAACTTTCGATGTCATAACCTCTGTCCTCCTTACGTGCTGACATGATGTATAAATTTTGTTTTGTTCTTGTTACACCAACATACCAGACTCTGTTTTCTTCATCTGCTTTGTCTTCGTTTTTTTCTGATGATTCTCTTATTGTTTTTGTATTATCCAAAATTAATAACACATTGTCAGCTTCTCCACCTTTTGCTGCATGTATTGTAGATAATTTTACTCTTGCATCTTTTGATAATTTTTCTCCATAACTTAACATCTCACGTATGTATAAACATTCTTCGTAGTCTACTACAAATACATCAAACCAATTTATTGTTTTATCGTAAGTTAAATCTGCAAGATCATACATTTTTTCTTCCGTTGGTTTTAAATTACTACCTGTACATTCAATAACATCTTTTACTTCAGACAAAGATAACAGCTCACCTTTCTGCCATCTTATGTAGTTTAGAATGGTTCTAAACAAGGTTGACTTATAACTTTTTCTACCTTTGTACTGATAGTAAATGCCCATATCTTTTAATAATGGCATAAGTTTGTTTAGTCTGTCGTTGTATCTTGCGAGTATTAACCAGTTGCCATCATGTAAAGGCAGACCATCTAAGTCTGTAATATAATTTACATCACCAACTTCTCTTCTTGCTTGCCATTGTTTTTTAATTCTTCTCTCATCTGGTATTCGATCTAAGATCTTATTTGCTATGTCCTGTACCTTTAGTGGGACCCTGTAAGATTGTGGCAAAATTATGTCTTTCTTTGAAAACTTTTGCTGAAATTTTTTTACATCTGCGCCTGCCCAGCCATAAATTGCTTGATCATCATCACCTGCTAGTATAACATATTTGGAATTTTTCGTTATAATATCTACCATTTTCCATTGTATCGGTGATAAATCCTGGGCCTCGTCAATAAATGCTATGTCAAAATTTGGACACAATTTAGACACATTAAATCTTTCTATCATGTCAGTAAAATCTACTAGTTTATATGCATCCTTATAGTTTTGTAATTCGTCTGAAATAATTTGTAATAATTGTTTATCCATGTCCTGTGAATACATATCTGTATTATATTCATCCTCTATAGATACCTCTTTTATTCTAGCTGCATTTATAAGATTAAAATATTCGCTGTTAGAATCTACGAATCCTGTAGTTTCTTGACCATCAGAATATACTGTCACCTGTATACCTAGTCTCCTACCTATATCTTCGTAATGTTCATCTTGTAATACTTCTGATTTTTTTAATCCAAGTCTAGTAAAAGCTAGTGAGTGTAATGTTCTAAAATATTTTAAATCTTTTTTCTGAAAAGGTGTGTGATAGTCTAACATTCTATCAATAGCTTCGTTTGCAGCTTTAGTGGTAAATGCAAAATAACCTATCTTATCAATATCTGTACCAAGTTTTAAAAATGTTTTAACATATTGTAATAACTTTGTAGTTTTCCCTGTTCCCGGAGGCCCGAATAATTTTCTACTAATCACATTATCTCCGTTTTGTGCACCAGTTTTGTGTGGTGTATCGGCACTTCTTCAAATGCTTTTATATTTATTTGTACAACATTCTTGGTAGATGAATTGTATTTACCAGATTCTTTTGATGGATATCTTTTTTGTTCTAAAAAATCTATCTCACAATCTTTATATATAACTTGCATCATACGACCTGTCTTATCTTCACTATGTTTCCAATTCTTAGATCGTAGCTTGTCAAAAAATTTATCAAACTTAAAAAATGCTAGATCGTTTTCTATTAACACAGATCCAGTTTTAAATGCTGCATCACTTGTAGCTCTTGGTCCATTTATTTTTGCATGTAATACATCATGTAGTTTTTCTTTTGGTGATGTACCAATAGGTGGGTGTACTATCTTTTGTGTTGCATATAATGCATCCATAACCATTTGTTCTTGATCACCTTTGATAAGAGGTGGTAAGAATCCTGCAGCTTTTGATATTGAGTTACGTCTTTTACGTTGATCATTTAAATGTTCAACAGATCTACAATGCACGGTTGCTGTGCCTATACCATCTGGTTTTGTTACATCAAATTCATATTCTGGTTCTGGATCTAAATCTATTTTCTTAAGATTTGTTAACACAGGGTAAGATCCTTTTGATCCTGCTAAGACTCCGTACTTTTTCTTAACACAGATACCTTTTTTACAATACTCGCTGATAGGACTCTGTGTGCAGGTATAACCTTTTGTACTTCTATTCCATGATTTTACTTTTGCATTTAATATTTTATCGTCCCATGCATTTGCATGCTCTCCAGAAAAATATTTGACTGGTGCATTTTTTACTTTCTGTTGCCAGTTATCTGGATACTTCATCTTTGTAAATACATGATAATTATACATAAATCTATCTTTGCCATCAAAGTCTGGATTAGAAGTTAACTTCGATAGTATTGCTAAACAAGGTGGTCCTTCGTTAAAATCTTCGTCAACACCTTGCATATCTTTTTGTTCTATTGATTCAGTAATTTCTTTCAGTCTTTCTTTGTCTACCAGGTTTGCTTCAATGACCTGCATAAACTGGTCTAGAGTAAATGTTGTTCCGTCTGCATTAAGAGCCTGTCTCTTATCACCCCCTAGATATGGTAGATTTATAAATTGACCTGGACGTAGTTGTCCTGTTTCATTATCTTTTGTTAATTGTGTTTGCTTTGGAAATATTTCACAATCAGGTTTTAATTTAAATGTTGGTAGTAAATTACTTAGAAAAGATTTTACAGCAGATGCGCTTGTAAAAGTTTTCATAAAAATAAATAAATGTAGACCACCGCTTTTAGAAGCTACTGGTAGTAATGGTAAACTATATTCCTGAATTTTTTCTATAAAAAATTTTTTATCAAAGTTGTCATAGTCTTTTGGATCTATATCTATAACACCAAATTTTACTTCTGAGTTTTCATTACATGGTTGAATTCCAATTGATAGCTTACCTTCTAGATGTGCTTGATAGATATCATCAGTAAGATCTTCATAGTTCCATCTATACACTGGTTTCTTTTTACCAGTTTCATTATCTACATATGCATCTGGGTGTTCAAAATCAGCGACACCATATGCATGTCTGTATCCATTAAAAAATTCTATATATCTTTTTTCCATAACTGTCGATGTGGGCCGCCCACTCTCGCGTCCGGCCCACACTGTGCACACATTCTCTTAGAGAATTAGATTATGCTTTCCTTTGGTTTATCCTCACCGTGTTTAGCTTTTACATTTCCTTTTGAAATGTTTTCACTAAATGATTTGGCTTGACTATATAAGGATTGATCAGCTACTGGGCCAGCTTTACTAACTTCCCAACCAAACCATGTGCCTTTATCGTTTGACATTTGAGTGGTTTTTAGTTTGTAAATGTGGCTGAAAGATGCCGGTGTAAATAACCCGTTCTTACCTTTCATTTTGATACCAGACATCATTGAATTCCATTTTCTACTAATTTTTAATTGAGTAGATTTCATAGATATCAACGCTGTCGATGGACTATCTCCCGTTACAATGACAAAGTGAGATGCAGTCTTCTCAATATAATTACCACTTGGTAATCTATCTTTGTAGTTTGCATCTGGTTTTGTTTTGGACATGATATCAGAAGATGAATCATAAATTGCAACTGGTGCACCTGGTCCGTCCCCTCTATCTTTCCATTCAATGTACTCCAACTTATAAAAGCATGGAATCACATCGATACCTTTTACTCCGTCATACAGATCTCCAGATACTGAATTATATATCATACCTGGTTCTGCACCTTCAACATACTTACCATCACGTTTATTAACTTCTGGTGAAAGCTGTCCAAGGATTTTAAGAAAAGGTAGAGCTAGATCTTCTTGACCTATTTTGCCCAAACCTTTTGCTGCATCATCTTCAAACATATTTGTTGGAAGACCTGCAGGCTTTTTCTCTGCTACTTGGTTCATGTTTATTTGTTCCTTGTTACTTTGGTTCTGTTTCCTGTGAACACGTTAAAAAGATCAGAGGGCATCTCTTGTCCAGACTCTAGACGCTCTCTGACCAATGCTTTAAGTGTCATAGGTTCGACCTTTAATTTCTGGACAGGTTCGTACCCTTGACCTTGCGCAAGGACCGCATATTGCGATGCCTTGTTGTCTTCGTTACGACCAAAGGAAACAGTAATCTCATTTTTAATAAGATCACCCAGGCCGTTTTCTCGAAGCCATGTATAGGCTGCTTCTTTATTCGCTGCGGAAATAGAAGCCCCATAAACTGGTTTAACTTCAACTGAAGAACCATCTGCTAGTTTCAATGTAGAGATATTCATCTCTTGCATCATGGTAGGAATAACCTCACCAGAAACTAAATCGATATGTCTTTTCAGTTCTTTTAATTCTTTTTCTTTTTGTAAAAAGTCGTCCTCCAAAGTTTTTAGTTTAACGACTTGATCGGATAAAGACTTTGCATCATTAACTGAATTCAAATCTTCTCGTTGGTCTTGTTCAAAATCAATACTACTCATTTACTTCTCCTTTCTCATATAAGTTAATTGCTATAGGATAGTACGTTCTTTCTTGTTTATCCCACTTCAATAAGTTGTATTTACCATTAGTAATATCAGATACAATAGAACATGCAACACCTATAATAGCAGGGTCACCTGTTAATAATAAATAATCTTCAGGTTTAAAATCTTTTAAAAGTTTTCTTAATTTAAAAATTAATGGACCTGGTGAAAAAATTATTTGAGAAAATTCTGGTAATAAAAAATTAAAGTCGCCATATTTCTTTGCGCCTAAAATATTTATTTTAGGGTTACCCGATTGTGTACCCGGAACTTCCTGTATTACATAAACTTTTCTTTCTGACATTGACAAACAATATAAATATGTTTATATGGATGTCAACTAGAAAGAAGAAAAATATTATGAAGTATAAGTTTAAAACTAAACCATACGATCACCAGGTCAAAGCATTAGAAATGTCTTGGGATCGACCCTATTTTGCATATTTTATGGAGATGGGTACAGGTAAATCTAAAGTATTAATAGATAATATATCTATGCTTTATGACAATGGTAAGATCAATGGTGTTCTAATTGTGGCACCAAAAGGTGTAGTAAAAAATTGGTACGAAGGTGAGATACCAACACATCTAGTAGATCACATAGAACATAAAACTGTATTGTGGCAATCATCAATTACACAAACACAACAGAAAAAATTAGATACACTGTTTGAAACAGGTGAAGATTTACATATATTAATTATGAATGTTGAAGCCTTATCTACAAAGAAAGGTGTAGACTTTGCACAAAAATTTTTATTTGCACATAGAACTTTGATGGCTATTGATGAGTCTACAACTATAAAAAATCCAGAAGCAAAACGTACAAAAAACATTTGTCAACTAGGACTTGCATCTAGATATAATAGAATTCTTACAGGATCTCCTGTAACTAAATCACCATTAGATCTATACAAACAATGTGAGTTTTTAACACCAGGTCTTTTAGGTCATGAGTCTTATTATACATTTAGAACTAGGTATGCTGTTATGCGAACAGCAAACTTTGGTGGTAGATCTGTACAGATTGTAGTTGGTTATAGAAATTTAGATGAGTTGTCAGAAAAACTAAAAGCATTTTCTTACAGAGTATTAAAAGATGAGTGTCTTGATTTACCAAAGAAAACTTTTATGAAACGTACGGTTCAACTTACAACAGAACAATTAAAGGTATACAAAGAAATGAGTCGATTAGCTCTTGCTAGTTTTAATGGTAAGATGATGACAACAGCTACAGTTTTAACTCAGC